ACAACATAAATCTAAACTTTTTAGAAGAACATCCTTCCTCGCAAAATAAACAAGCTTTAATTTCTAAAACTGTAAACGTTCCTAATCTAAAAGTTATTTCGTACTTTTCTTTTTTGTTTCCTGGTTTGTAACCGTTAATCCAATCTATTTTCATAATTTATCTTTTTCCGCCATGATACTCTGTAGCATGACCTTCGTTAATTAATAATTCGTTTAAACTTACTAAAGTTAGTTTCTCTTGACCGTCAACCATATCTAACATTATTTCACCTAAACATCTTCCAAATTTACCTACTCCATGAGATTTTAATGTTATGTTATCACAACCGTCCAACAAGGCTTTAACTCTATCTTTAGCTGCTAATCCTTTAGCTTTTTCTTCCAAATCTCTAGTTCTAGATTCTGGAGCATTTATCCCCATAAACCTAACTCTTTTCTTTACTTTGATATCAAAACCTAAATCGATTTCAGCATCAATAGTGTCTCCATCAACTACTTTTAATGGAGAAATTTTATAAGTATACATTAGTAATCAACATATTTACTGATTTCTTCTTTGTCGCTTTCAAACTGTTTTTTAGTAATTTTACCGGCATCATACAGAGCTTTTTGTTTAGCTATAGCTTTGTTCTGTGCTGCTGTTAAGTTGATTCTATCTTCTATCACACCTTTTTTACGTTCAATTGCGTATTGCTCTTCTTGTGTGTGTGGGTGTTGATGCTCTTTTCCAGCTTCCTCTTCAGTGTCTTTTATTGGACTTGTTGTGTTTTTAGCTTTCCAATAAGCCATGTTTTTCATTTTAAATGCCATAGTTTATCTTATTATATAGTTAATACCAAATTTAAAATCATACCATTCTCTATTCCAATATTTGTTATATTTACCCTCGGCAAATATACCTAATTGTTTACTAAGCTTCTGTCCAAATATAACTCCACCAGAATAATCGTACCATTGATCATCTTCTATGTAGTTATGATAACTGAACTCGTTACCATCATCATAATGATAAGGCATTAAATTACCCCATACATGTACCCATTTTGATTTGTTATATTTATAATAATCGAAACCTACAACTATAGAGTGTTGTATAATTCTATTTAATTCATTTCTTTTTCTAGTTGTATAATCTGCTAATACTTGGGGTATAACAACCTCTTTCCAAACATCAGCACTATTAGCTACTACATTTCCATTTGGATCTTTATACTCGCTATTAGCAACATCTATGGTATACCCCTCTTGTATTGCTAGGTAAGTGTAATGTAAATTACCATTATCTAAAATCCACTCTTGTAACGGGTTGTAACCATACGGCTCTGCTAATCTATGTACAGCGCCTATACTAAATGCTAAGTTTTTGTCTTTCTTGTATCTATACCTTTCTGATAACTCGAAATACTCTACATCAGCGAAACCATCTTTTAAATATTCTACTTTAGCAGCAAAGTGATCTATACATAAAGGACCATCACAGTTGTCATCAGAACTATATCTAATAAAATGATGTTGATCTATATAATCTAAACCTTGTTGTCTAGCGTAATCTACTTCAAACAAATACTCAAAGCCTTGTACTTTACCTACTGTAGCGGCATCCGTATAATTAGATTCTGTGCCATCATAAAATGTATTAGCTTTATTTTCATATCCAAATCTAGCTATTTTTCTAATACCCATTGTCACAGAGTAATCATAAGGAGTTTCTACTATGGATGTTTGTAAACCATCAAGAACAGAAAAAGTTTTAACGTCAGATTTAGAAGTACCTCCATTCACAGCAAAATAAACTGTAGAAAACTTTAATTGATTTTTTAAAATATCTTGAATATCATAATCATATCCTTTATAACTAAACTGTCCACAACATTTTTTAGGAGCAGCGCAAGAAGTTATAATAATCAATAGTGTTAATAATAATTTCTTCATTTTGTTAATCTCTTTTCTACCGTTCCGTCACTATATATAAAGAACAATATTTTATTATTACCCGGTTTTGCTGGTCTACCTAATATATCAGTAACCATTAGTAATTCTTTGTCAAATCTTTTCGGGAGTGGTCCTATCCAAGTTCCCTCACAATGGTTGTACGTGGCTTGACATATAGTATCCCATTCGTTTTCACAACAGTATTCGTCTACCAATATAACCCACTCATAACAAGGATCGTTTAGCCAATAAGGATTCCCAGGCCCAGTAACACAACCAGCATCATAAAGACAAATGCTAGTATCGTGGACGTTCGCCATGATATCGTAGTTCCAAGCATTTTGGTCCATACAACCTGTAACAATTTCGATACAGGAACCGTTGTCTGTATTAGCAATTGAATCATAATTAAGAGCAGTAGAATCCATACAACCGTAAATATACGGTATACAACTAAAATCTTCTGTGTTAGCCTCTGGATTATAGTTGGACATACTTGGGTCAGTACAACCATAAGTATAAGGAATACAAGGAACGAGATTACTAGGAGCATTTGCTAAAGGATTAAAATTAAACATTGTCGAATCCATACATCCGTATACAAACTCAATACAACTACCGTCATCTGTATTAGCTAATGGATTATAGTTAAACATTGTAGGATCAGTACAACCATATAAATATGCTATACATGTGTCCGAGGTATTTGCATTTGGATTGTAATTAAAAGCTAAGCTTTCCATACATCCATATATAACTGGTACGCATCCACCATTATCAATATTTGCAGTTGAATCATAGTTAAATGCTATCGAATCCATACATCCCCAAACTGCTTTTACAATACAGCTACCATCGTCATAATCAGCTACAAATCCTTGAGTATAATATTCTAAATACGAAGAATTAGTACAGCCAGGCACGTAGTAACAACTACCATCATTTGTATTTGCTGTGCTATCATAATTAATAGCTAACGAATCTAAACATCCAAATATCTTTTCTTCACAAGTATTACCACAATTAGTTATTAATTGATAAGGTAATAAAGGTTGTATAAACGGAGGTTGTATACTTATCAAAGTATCTCCCTCTGGATTTATTAACGTGAATCCACATTCTATTGTAGTTAAACTAGCTTGTGAAGATATATGAAATCTAAGCGTTATAGGGTCTGGCGCAGTTAATCCTACGTAATATACATCATCAAATCCTCCAGTGTGTGTGAACTCATACGATGTGTCAGGATGTATTAACTTTAAGTGGGATCCTACCCAGCCATTACCCATTAAATCGTGTAATATTAATTTAAACGTACACGTATCAATTAGTTCCATAGTATTAGCGCTCGAATCATAATTGTACATCGTACTATCTGTACAACCAAATATTTTTAACGTTTGGCAACTACCGTCATCTACATCTGCAAATGGATTCCATTCTACATAATCATCATCTGTACATCCTAATATAGGGGGACAAGAATCAGAAGTAAATATATGAGAAGTATCGCTACCAAACGCGGGATCAGTCCCGTATATTAATGTGTCATTACATTGTTTTAAGTAATAAGAACCATCTTGCCCCTGCCATAAACTACCATTTAAACCGTCTCCATAAGTATCATAAATAGTAAATACTAATGGACCTTTAGGTATCTGAACAGGTACGACCACCGTAGCATAATCAGGTTGAGAATTATATCCACTACCTGAAGCATAAGTTGTCCCGTTAGTATCTTTTATATCCCAACTAGTCTCACTTTGATATTGATCTAAATTTATTATAACTTTTGCTGGAACCATTTGTATCGGTGGTGGTTGAGGCATGCATTGTGGTACAACCCTGTTGTGTATTAAACCATTAGTAAATGTACTAACAGGATAATCTATAATAGTATCATTACATATAGTAACGTAATACTCACCGTTATTTATACCGTCTCCATAACTATCAAATATAACAAAAGATATATTAGTTATACTATCTGGTATATACACAGTGTCACTATTCATGGTGTTAACAGAAGTATAATAACCATAATCAATGTGTGACAAAGTGTCACCTTGATAAGCGTCTTTATATAAAGTCCACTTAGTTTCTCCAGGATAACTATCTGTTTTTATATGTATAACAACTTCTTTTTGCGCGAAAGTTATTATAGGTAGTAATAATAGTAATAATATTTTTTTCATTAGAAATCACTCATTAATTGTTCATCTATTTCTTCTTGTACCTCTTCTCTTGTTGCTAATAATTTAAAACTTAAATCAGCTTGAAACCTAGCAACTTCTTCCCCGTCTTTAAATATTATTATAGTAGGTACAACTGCTATTTTATATTTTTTTTGCGCTTCTGGCTCTTTAGCTATATCAACATAACCTTTAGTGTTACAATCTTTTAAATCCATTATCCAATCAACACCGTTAGCTTCGTTCCACCCAGCATTAAAATGCTTTACAGTTATTTGACCAAAGGTTTGTGACGTTATAAACACTAAAACAATTATTAATATATATATTATGTTTGATATATCTAATTTTTTCATCTATTATAAAGTTTATCTTCTATTTTTTCAATAGATTTTTTAATTTCTTCAACATCAGATTGAGTATTCATAATCGTGTTACGAATCATTTGATCTTTCATATCAAACTCCATTCTTGTTATTTCAGCTTCTGGTATTTCTTTTAAAATCTCTTCTTTAATAACATTAACATCTACTTGTACAGGCTGTTCTTTAGCCTCTTGTATTTCAGACATTAAAGAGTACCAACCGCCTATCACAGCGGCAATACCAAACCCTAAGGCTAGCATTGTTTTAACACTCATTTTAAATGTAGTATCTTCGTTTAATTCTTTAGCCATTTTTTATATCTTTATATTATCTTAAAATCACCTGTTTTTACGATTATTTACTTTTTATTTTTCTTTTGTAACTTAATAATCATTTCTACTCTATCTTTTTCATATTTAAGCTTTTTAATTTGTTTTGTAGATAAACCTAATTCCATTAGTAAGTTTACTTGATCTTTTTTGTTCATTTTAAACAAATCAATTTCTACTTTTTCTTCTTTTGTTGGAACGTAATTTTCAATAGCTGTCAATGTAGAGTCTATTTTTTCTTCATCTTTACTACGTAAATTCATAATTGCTTCTACTCTATCAGCTTCTTTTGGATAATCTTTAGGATTTAAATCATTCGCTTCTAATATTTTTATTTGCTCTCTTTTATTTAAATCAAATACTTGTTTTGTTTTTTCTTCTTTAATAATAGTTTTGTCTATATCTTCTTCTTTTATGTTAGGATATTTTTCTTTAATTTTTTCTATTTTCTTTTCTTCTAGTTTTAATTGATTTTCTTTTTTTCTTTCTAACTTTTTCTTTTCTTTTAAATCTAATTTTACTTGTTCTAAATCCGGATCTTTAATTCCAAAATCCCATGTACTCCAACCCATAGTTAGAGCTATTCTTTGCCATGTTTCATTATTAGAATCTAAAGCAGCAGATATATTATCATATTTTTTCAAAAATCTATCTAATGGAAAGTTAGTTCCAAGAGCTACTAAATTACCAACTATATCTAACGCTGGATTATCTAAATGTAAACCTCTTTCCTTTATAATACCTCTATTAAATTTTTCTGTTTGAATAGCTGAATAAAGATTTCTCATTTTTTTACCAAACGGAGGAGATATATTTAACATGGTTAATAAAGTGTAAGCATGGTCAGATTGAGTAACAAAACTTTTATCTAAATCTTTTTCTCTTTGTTTAAAATACTCCATAATAGTATTTTTAACTTGAGAAACAACTCTTCCTCCAAATCCTCCAAATCCTACTAGTTGGGTATCAACCATATTTTGTAGCATTCTATTTTCTTTTTCATTTAAATCTTCTTCATCTTCACCACCAAGAGCAGCAAAATAAGCCGATTGTAATCCGTTGAATATTACAGACTGTACTAAACCATAGTATATTATTTTAGATATATTTGATTTAGTGTCACCTCTTCTATTTATTAAGTCTAACATAGCTTTCTTTTGTATTCTGGCATATTGCATAGGTGTATTCGCAAAAGCTAATATAAATCTTCCTAATGGACTAGCTTGTTGTTTAGATATTAAGTCTGGTCTAGAAGACTGTTGTGCTGTCTCTGTAACTCTCTGAAACTCTAGCCAAGCTTGTTTTTCAGCTTGATTCTTTGTATATTTCTTACCTGTTTTTGGGTTCTTTCTTTTTAATAAATCTTTAACTCTATTTCTATAAAAAGTAGCTCCACCAGACGCAATAGCGAAACTATCCGCAATTTGAGTAGGTAAAAAACCTTTTTTAAGCAACCAACCTAAAGCAGCTTTTGCCTTGTTGGTTTGACCAACTAATGCCTCTGCTAATTCAGCTTCGTTAATATTCATTCTCAAACCAGATCTTCTTTGTTTAAGCATTGAAGAATTAAATATATAAACGAAATCTTTCCAATACTGTTTTTGGTTACCAAAAGCTAATCCAGCTTTCAGTGGATTGTTAAAGCTCCAATTAACATAGTTTATACTAGATATAGTTTGTAGTAAAGCAGAACGCATATTAAAAAACATAATACCAGCTGTTGAGTTGTTCATAAAATTCATCCACTTGTTTACATGTGCGTCTTTACTTATACTTCTATGTCTACCGGTTTCCATTCTATATAAAATATCTTCCAATGATTCTCTAAACTTAACTCCATAAGCTGCTTCTATTTTATTTAGATTTTCTTTTGAAAATATTATATCTTTATTCTCTATCCATTCTTTTATGAATTCTTTTCTTCCACCATCTTTTGTTATTTTAAATAGATCAAAACCTATAGTTTCAACAACCCAATCTTTAGAAGGTTTCATGTGTTCTTTTTTACCTCGTGTGATTTTACTTAAACTATTAGCGAATAACCGTAAATCAGCATCATTTTTAACAACATCTACTAAAGTTTTTAAATCAGCTTTTGATAAACCAGGTATATCAAAACCAGCTCTATTCCACATAAATACTCTTACAGCCTGCTCTTTAGTGAAATAAGTTCCTTCTATTTTCTTTTTTAAATTCTTTTTAGATTTAGGAAACTTTTTTAATAAAGCTTTATAATCTTCTGTTCTTTTTTGTCTAGAAGAATTTAAATTATTTATACCTCTTCCAAAAGGTTCAAATAGTGTTGATTCAAAAAACCTCATATCTTTATCCCCTTGTTTACCCTTACCTAACATATTGTATAACAAACCAGCAAAATCATCAGCAGAATGAGGTAATATTTTCCACCTACCTTTTTTATCACCCTCTAGTCTAGCCTCTATTTCTGAAAATCTTCTTTTAGAATCTATACCTTTCTTTCTTTCTATCATATCATTAAGCTCTTTGCTTAAATCTTTAGATTTCATAGATATAGCTTGTTGTACTTTAGATTTAATATCTAGTTGACCTAATACGTCTTTTACAGCTTTAACATTAGGTAAAGCATCGTCAACAAAATACATATCATTATATCCTTCTGCAAACTTTTCTAACATCCATAACGCCTTAGCTTCTCCAGTGCTATTACCTAACCCAGTTATATTCTTTAAAGGAATATCTACTCCTTTAGACTTTAACCAAGCGTGTATGGCCTCTGCGGACTGTGGAGGTCTAGCTGTTAATATATAAACATTATCTGGTCCATATTTTTTAATTTGATTTTGTAGCTTTTTAAACAAAGGACCTTTTACACCGCCTCTAACATTTATAAAGTCTTTAAAATCAAACTCCCAACCTTTTTTAGAATAAGCTGGTCCTTCTATAGGCCATTTAGAAGAACTTATCTTAACCTGTCTTTTAGTAACAGGGTCTTTAGCTAAAATAAAGTTTTCTCCTTTATCTATAATTGTTTCGTCAAAGTCAAAAGTACTCATTCCTCTTTTGTCTTTTTTACCTTTTCTTCCTAGTTCTATAGCTTTTTTAGTTAATTCTAAAAGTCTCTCTGCCTCTTGAGCTTTTAGATCTTTAGATTTTACTCCACTAGCTAATTCTAATAAATCTCTAGAGTTTTTATCTATTACTTTAGAATCTTTATTTAAGCCCTCAAGACGTTTAACAGATTCACTATTCATAAAGTCTTTCCAACCCACTTCGCTGCCTAAATTGACTGTAGATTTTTTAAGCGTACCTGTTTTTACTTGTGGTATGGCTCTATAGTACAAGTGTTTGTGACCTTGTTTACCTTTTGCTTTAGATGTTACTGGGAATAACCTAACAGTCATTATAGCTTCACCTTTCAATTCAGGAAGCTTTAAACTAAGAACATCAGTTCCCATAAAATAAGCTCCTTTACCCTGTATTTGTATATAAAAATTAGGTATTTCTTTTTTATTGTAAAACTCAGCAATATTTTTTATGTCAAAAGGTCTTTGTACTGTAATATCTGTATTTAAACCTTCTTTCTTTAATTGTTTCCATATTTCAGGTGGAACCGTTTGTCCAGATTTTTCTATACGAATAGTTCCATCAGAAAGTTCGTAAACTCTATCTGATAATTTTTTCCAAGCCGGAGCAGATTCTTTAACCATTTCGTTTAACATATTGTTAAAACTAAATTCTTTAGAAGCTTTAGTTTTACCATTTGTTAAATTGTAATTTAAACTTACACTACCGTATTGTGCGTTAGCCATCTTAACCTCAACCATGAAATCGTTACCATGTAGTTCTAAAGTCATATCTGCAGCACCACCCTTTTCAGTTACTTTTTTATTAACTACTTTTATGTTTGGTACTTTTTTAACTATATTTAATAAGTGTTGATTATAACCATTACCTCTTAAACCAGCGTCTAATCCTTCTCTAAATATCTTTGCTGTAGCTTCACCTAAAGACTTAACATCCATAATAAGATCTCTAGCGTATAATTCTTTTAATACAAAATCTCCCATATACTTTGGAACGTTTTTGTATTCAGGTAAAAGATTTAAGTTTTTATCATAAACATTTTCAACTCCTTTTTTAGCTATATCTAATGTTAACCTTGTTGTCTCTTCAATAAACTTTTTAGAGTCTTTTTTACCCATTGCTCTAACGCTTATCTCTTTCTTTATTATATTTTTATCTGGAAATATATCAAGTTCTTTAAGATCTTTTGATTTCATAGAAGGAGATTTACCAGCTCCTAACATCATATCAAATTGCTCAATACTATACTCCATCTCTAATTTTTCAGAGAGTTTACCTTTCGAAATAGCATCTCTTACTACTTGATTAGTTATCATTCTACCTACTTCAGCTATTATACCTGGAAATAAACTCTCTGTTACTCCTCTATATTCTTTACTT